TGAATTTGTTTAATCAAAGAATGGCTGAATATCTGGTGCTGTATAACAGCAAAAGGCCACATAAATCACTCGAACTGATGACGCCAGTGGACTATATTTTACGTGAGAGTAAAAATTGCAATATGTGGTGGACCCATACACCGACACAGCCGCCACGTGCTCTTTCACTTATCGACAGCAACTAAACCACCGCGTTGTCGTCCTGGCGAACATCGCAGATAGTAAACGTCACGACACCGACGACAGTGACATCATCGAGAGCATCCCCCTCGATCGCTTCTCTACCCCTGGCGATGAAAGAGCGGCTATCAATTTTCATGACAGCCGCTGTTTTTAATTACGGCGTGCAATAATGACGTGGAGCGAATCTATAATCAAAACAGCCATAATGCCCCATCCAATACCACATAAATGAGTCAATATCGCTACGGTCATCAGTTTAGTAAATAACAAGGGGGACCATTTCGATTTTTTAAAGAGAATCCGCATAAACACCTTCTGTCACCACGCCGGGAAAGAGGAAAGCAATGCGCCATACGGCGCATTAATTTCAAGGCTTGTAATATACCGGACGGACACCAGAGTTAGCCTGGCCAGCGGATGTGCGCCCACGGTTAGCGAGCAGCGCGTAAATTCCGCCGCCTGTACCGTTCGAATATGCACCGCCTCGCAGTGTCATCACCTCGCCTCCTTTTGAGTACGACAGCGAATCATCGGAAACCAGGCCCGCCAGCGGGAACAACATTAGTCTGCGCAACACCCTGAGCGCCATATCCGATACCGGTGTAGCTCCGGGGTTACTGGCACTGGTGAACAATGTGTTCTCACCGTAAATCAGTGTGTAATTTCCTGTCCCCGACGTGTCGATTCGCACGGAATTGGTCGTAGTCGGTACCCAGGAGTCTGTCCCGGCTGTACCCGTACCGGTTGGCGTCAACAGTGAACCATCAACACCGCTTACCGCCTTCCACGCAGTTGACGACAGGGAATGGTCAGTAGAGCCCATCGCCGCATTGTTATTCGTCATAATCTGCAGCTCACCACCACAGAACCGGACTCCCGTCACCTGCTCCCAAACGTTGCCGGCTAAATCTGCAATGCCTGCATAGTCACGGTTGTGCCGCCAGCTGACAGGACCGGAGCCTGTCAACGTAAGCCCAGTCCCTGATTCTGTCCCGGCTGTCATGCCATCAACCCGCCGCCCCTTTTCACTGATATTGTCAGATGACAGCCCCCATTTTGTATTGCCGCGCGGGGAATGGCCCTGGGAATAGCATAGTAATGCGATTGCAGCCCACTCCGCGTTAGTCATGGCGTGCCAGCCAGGACCTGCAGCCCGCGCCAGGCTGATGCCGTCATTGTATGGAACGGATACCGCCGGTGCGCGGTCTGGCAGGGACAGCAACTGGCCGTTTACGATAGAGCCCTGGTATGTGCCAACATAAATCTCGCTGACCTCAACGCCGTTAACAATAAATGCCGGATGCGTTCCCGAACCCAGCGATGCATCAATCGTGCTGACGTCAAATTTGGGAATAATATTCACAAACGACGGGTCACCGGCGCTGGTATAAAGTACAGTCTGCGCACCGCCGGAGGCAGCTTCAACGGCGCGACGTAATGAATCCTGAATTAATATAGTCATTTTTTTATTCCACAATATTAGAGGTTGTGACGTACGGGGCCGCTGAGCTGCTGATGTTCAGCGCACCTTTTGTTTTCGCACGGGTATCCAGTTTCATATAACGATTGACGCGGATATTCCTCCCCTCCAGCGTTATATCGATACTGTAATTTTTCGACGCACACTCAATGATGTTATTAATGCTGATATTGCTGACATTACCTGCCTTATAGCGGGAAGCATCCCCAAACCCTGCATACGATTTCAGAATCGCATTAACTTCATCCCAGCCACGGCCCGGAGTCATATAGTTGACGCTGCTGATACCGCTGATTGTCACGTTGTAGATTTTAAACTGCGTGGTCAGAATGGTGCTGACCTGCTCGTTACCGGTTAACCCGATATTCGTAGCAGTGATATCGTGAATATCGTTGCTGGTTCCCACAGCCTCATTCCCCGCCCACCCGTACCAGAAAGGACAGGTTGGATAAATCCACTGGCGAATTGAGCCTGGTGTCGGGATTTTGTCAGGACCGTAAACCAGAGAGTCATCACTATTGACCATAGCTAGGCAGTCGTCGCGCGCATAGCCGAAAATCTGACGGACGCGCATATGACTGGCACCGTTGGTGAAATGAATCCCGTCGCCGTTTTTGTTCGGCTGCCACAGGTCAATATCATGGATATACCCATACTTAGCACCATACCCAAAATCGGTCCCCCAGTTTTTTACGTTCTGGAGCTTAAAGCCGCCGATCTCGAAGTTCTGCGCACCGTAGTAAATCAGCCCTGTGCCACGCCACCCATATTCGTCGCCAATCCAGTAGCGTGGCCCGGCACCTGCAGGAATATCAGCATAGTATGCCACGTCAGCGCCGCTTAGTTTCGGATATCCCGTACCAATCAGACGGACGTTGTCCGTAATTTCCAGGTCCAGGCACAGACCAAACGGGTCGTCAGGATTGACAATAACCCCTGCAGCACGAAACAGGTTGTCATGCACGCCGTCCTGCAATTTAATCTCAACACCGTCCAGAACAACCCAGACATTACTGCGGTGAATTACGGCTTCGGAGATGATGAACTGCTTTTTCACGTAGTCAGAGGACAGGATTAGCCAGCCACCGCCCGCGTCATGCACCCAGTCCATCGCGTTCTGGATCCATTCGATATCCGTATCACCGCTGAAATCCTGCAGCCAGTATTCATTCGGATATTCCAGTCCGAGGCGATCGCGCTCTGACGACAGCAACTTATGCAGCTCGTCTTTATAGACATAATTGTAATAAACGATTGAGACAGCAGACCAGTCCGGTGTTCTGTCGGTGATTATCTGCTGCGCCCAGTACGCGGCCTCTTCGGGGATAACTACATAGCCCGAGCTGGAGAACACGGGGCGGTACGCGATCAGCGCCTTGTTTGCATCATAGAAAACAACGTTATACAGACTACTGCTCTGCCCTGGCGACGAGGCTACAGGCAGGCCACTGAACAGGAGTCTTCCGCCGGTGCAGGAATACAGCCCGGTGGAATAATTAACGATACCGTCCTGCGTTATTGAACTCGCGTTGATATTTCCGTTATCGAGACGGACAGGGATTAAATCGGACTTTGACAGTTTAAGAACAGCATCTGCTGACCGGCCACGAAGACGATGGTCAATCGTCAGGGCCGCACCAGTCACATCAACAGAAGAAGATGCACTCTGGTCCAGCGTGTTCGCGACAACAAAGCCATCCTGAGAAATTTCACACTGGTAATACCGTGCCTGATACGCCGCATACGACGCGCACATAATCCCCAGCGGGCCCACATACGCTCCTGATGAATCGTACAGCGCAGCTGCGTGACCTGCGGTTGCCGATGTGGTGTAAACAGTGAGGCGCACAACGTCACCCTTGCGAACCGGGATCATCCCAGTCCTGCGGTAGCGTGTATCGGTGCCAAACGACCCGTTACCAGCGTTGACTGTACCGGGCACGGAAAATGCCACATAACCATACTGTGATGCGCCGTCAGGAGTTACGATCTCAGCCGCCAGCGTGTTCAGCATTTCAGTGCAAATCTGGACAGATGACAATAACCCGGAAACGCTGGTTTTAGTCTGCTGATCGGCATTGACCAGCTTTGTCATCGACTCCACCAGACAATCGAATCCAGCAAGCAAATGCGTTGTTTCGCTGGAATTGCTGCTCAAATTACTGACGGTCTCAGCAAGGGCATGAAACCCCGTCATCAGATTTTGAACCGCCTCACTGGTATCTGTTCCTGTCCCGCTTCCTGCCCCTTCTGCTGCTACGTGCAGTGCTGTCAGCAGCCGCTGAACGGTATCTGACATGAGTTCGACTGCGTCCCCGGATGGCATCTTCCGTCCGGTAGCAGTCAGGGTGCCGCCATTGTTGATGTACTCATCGGCCAGAGAGCTTCCGTCCTGACTGCGGACATAAGTTGTTGAACCTGACGGAATATTCGCGATATCTGCCTGAGCATCTGCAATGGTCATATACTGCCGGCTGAGAGGGATCAGGTTCTGCCGGGTTTCTTCGACAACTTTATCCCCTTCCGCCTTCATTCCATCTACGGTGTAGTGCTCACCGCCCAGGCGATCGGTGTATTTCAGTTCGGTGCTGGTAACAACCTTATCCAGCATTCCACCTGCATAAACGTGGTCACGAATATCATCACTCGGTACCGTCTTTTGCGTTGGCGTTGGTAATTCTGCCATTGTGCATGTCGCCCTATATAAAGGCGCACGAATCCCTCAGAATTGAATCTGATGGTGTGCGCGAAGGTTGGTAATTACTGCTGTGTGTTACGGATAAATCGAGTCTGAATACTCAGTCAGGGAAAGCGTTTGAGTATCGTCACCGTTTGGTTTTGCGCTATCGACGCGCCAGATTGTGGAGTTCAGTTCCGAGTCGGTAGCAATGAAATAACGGCTGGGGTTTTGCACATTTTCGCGGTCATAAATGTTCAGATCGAAGGTATCGGCCGCAGCCTGAAATGCTTTGGGCTTGCCGTTTACAGGATAGGCCCGCCAGCGCCCGCGGTAATTGCCGAGGCTGTCGGTCATCACCACCCACAGATCGCCGAAAGAAAAGTCGATACGCTCTGATGTCGAGAACACATCCCCGGCGCGCCCGGTGATGTATCCGGTCTGCTGCGCGTTGTCGTACATATCAGGACACTGAACAACCGTACCGCGCACCACCTGGGTTTCTTCCAGCACTTTCACCGTCATGGGCAGGCGTGAGTAAAGAATTTTCCTCGCCTCAAGCCAGGCCCGGTCAGTTGCCTGAGTGGCGTTGCGGCAGCCGTCCAGGCTGATCTGCATCGCGTTAACCGTGGCATCCTCAACCTCAGTGATACCGCCGCTGTCGATCTGCAGGTAGATGTACGCTTTCTTGTTCGTCAGCGGGTCTACGTAGTCCAGCGCCACGCCGTCGTAACCACCGGGCAGCGACATTTGCCAGGCGACTTTGTACTCGTCCCAGAACATGTTTGAGCGCGCAAAAACCGCATCCGGATTTGTCACTTTCTCATCGCGCCAGAACGTCAGCACGTCGCCGATGTTATTGCCGTCAACGCGGGCCACATTGGCGATCGTCGCTATGCGCTCACCCAGCGGCTGTTTCTCATCCGAGAATGTGTAATCGAAATACCCAAGCTGAGCATCTGAGAGAGAATCAGCGATCGCGTAGAGTGCGACGATATCGAGGCTGCCCACGTCCTGCTTACCGACAACCACCCATTCGTGAAGGATAGCATCGGCAAACGACCGACTTGGCCGCAGCGTATAATCAACCGCGCCTGTTGTCCGGTCGTAGCTGATGGTGTGCCGCTGCGCCAGCATGTTGTACTTCTGCTCGCGGTTTGAGTTACTGTCGTTCGGCCCCTTAATCGTGATTCTGGCGATCGTGTCTTCCGGATAAACGACGTTTTCCCGCACGTTCACCGCGTGGATCGCCATCAGCGTCACGACGTTGGCATCGTTGCTGTTGTCGAGTCGCTCGATGGTCACCGCATAGCGCCCCGCTCCGGCCGCCGGAACGAACTTATGCGTTGTGCGGAAATATCGGGTCGTTACCTGAAAATCATTGTCGAAGAAATAATCGTACTGTTCAGACGTACCCGGCACCTGATTGTTGTCATCATCAACCTTCCAGAACTTAATTCTGTATTGCGTTGTGCCGGCGGTCGCACCGAGCTGAACCAGCACATGTACCCACACCTGCGTCGAGACGATTGGCGAGACTGATGGTCCGATAACAAGCGGCGTCTGGTCATTAAGCGTGAACAGAGTCGCGTTGATAACCGCGTTGCCCGGCAGCGACGTAATTTCACCCGACAGTTCGCCAATATAGAACGTTGTGTAAGAAAGCGTATCGTCACCGATGAAGCTCTCCGAGGAGATGATGCTCCCGGCGCCGGTGACGTTTCGAGTAACGCTTGTGCCGCCGTCGTTCCATGTGGCATTGATGACGAACGTAACCGGGTGCGGCACCGCCAGTGCTGCAAAGTAGGCAAAGTTATCGTCGTTCGACAGAACAACAGCCTTGAGCTGATTACTTTCGATCGCCACTGATGTCGGCGCCGTCGTGGTCGCTGTCTGAGCCGGGAAGTCCTGACTTTCGTTCAGGCCCGGTACAGTCTCGTTATCCACGTCATCAAACTGATACCCGACCTCAATTGTGCCGATAACATCGCCCGGGTTATAAATCGCAGAACTCGCGCCCGCCAGGCTGCCGAGATTCGATTCTGAATAGCGGATCGAGGAAATGGTGTACCGGCCGTAACCGACCTCGAACCATTCCGTAAGCTGCTTGTTATTGTCTACGAACTCAAACAGTGCCTCCTGAATCAGGTCAGGGAAGACGCGGCACTGGCCGTAAATATTCGGGCGCCCCTTGTATAGCCTCGCCCGGTTGGTTTGACCGGTCAGGTCGTTATTGGGGGATTCACCAGTTGCCACTGATACCGAAGCGCTGGGTTTGTTTGACAGGCCGAAGACCTTCAGCGCACCGGACAGAATTTTTGATACCGGACGCAATATTGTGGTGACCAGTTTTCCGACTCCACCCTCCGGCTGGTCGAATACCGCCACGACGTCACCAGCACTCAGTGGCCGACTGATATCGTAGTCGTCCGGCAGCGCACGGCCATTCAGTTTCACGATAACATCGCGGTGCAGCTGCAGGGAATCCAGCAGGCTCACCAGTGTGGTGCCGGCATCTACCGTTCCCCGCTGCAGCGGCGCGCCGGGAAGCCTCTGTAACTCATATCGAACCATGCACCATGTACTC